TGCCGATTATTACCGAGTTCGATAATCTCCAGCACTTTAATACCATCCTATCGAATAATCCGGGGTTGGTTATTCTGAAACTTGGTGCGACATGGTGTGGACCTTGTCAGACAATCAAGGGAATGGTTCATGGACTTATGTCTCAGATAATGAATGTGTATGGTGACAAGGTCGTATGCTGCGATATCGATGTTGATGAGAGTTTCGAGCTATATGCACTCCTCAAGACAAAAAAGATGGTGAATGGAATCCCCGCTATATTGTGTTGGAAGGCTGGTAATGTATCTGTTATTCCCGATGACACGGCGCTTGGGTCGAACCAGGTGGAGATTAATCTATTGTTCAATCGTTGTGCGAATCATTTAAGTCTTTTGAAGTAATCGTTTTGTCTTCGTATTTATCCGACCCTATACTAAACAATCGTTTTATTCGAGAGAATGCTGACTTTCGCCGGGTTCTTGTGTTTATAACTTGAGTTGTTTGTTCCGATTGCTTTACATACCGTGTAAACGCCGATGTAGGTCCACCGATTTCGCTAGAGTTCATTTGGTCTTTTTAGTAATATAATATATTTTCTATATTACTAAATCAATTTTATAAAATTGAATGCAAATTCGTGATGATAGTTAATAGGACAGCCAACAATTATGGATTCAAAACGAACTAAGTGTAGTGAGTGTAGCGTTAAAGTCGGACTCTTCGGGTTTGCGTGTAAATGTAAAGGGGAAGATAATCTACCGAAGACGTTTTGTTCTTCGTGTAGAACCGCAAAATCATTCGCATCTGAATTTACCGGAGGACATGTTTGTTCATTTGATTATAAAATGTCGGGACGCATACAGATTTTAAAGAATAATCCAAAGATCCAAACAGTCAAAGTCGACATAATTTAGCGTTTGTATTTGCGTGTTCGGCGTCTCTTCTTTTTTTTTCCTCCACGTAAACCGAGCTCCTCTTCCTCTTTTTCTTTTTCATTTTCATTTTCATTTCCATTTTCTTGTGCATCATTAACTGATGCAGTAACCGATTGTGCTGCATCATTCACTGACGCAGTAACCGATTGTGCTGCATCATTCACTGACGCAGTAACCGATTGTGCTGCATCAGTAACTGATGCGCTAACCGATTGTGCTGTGTTAGTAACTGATGCGGTAACAGATTGTGCTGCGTCAGTTACTACATCAGTTACAGATTTGGGTTCATCGTCTGTGCTGAACATATTCGAAGTCGGCGGCGCCAACAATGCTGGAATCGGTGAGGCAACCGTAGGAATAGCAAATGATGTTGATAAAATTTCGCCATTATCGCCGTTTGCTGATTGTTCTGGTGCAAATGTCGAATACGTCAATATTCCAATTAACATACCGGTCAGCCCATATGTCATTATAGGTATTCCATTAATAGTCATAACATTTGCCATAATACTATACACTAAACATATAAAAAAACGTTCAATCAAACAAAATACACATTTTATAATAAATAATACTAACTACTTCTTCTTCATTCTATTATACAGAGCGCCCATGCTCAATAATGGCATCGAAATTGGCCAAGTGTATCCAGAAAATAAGCCAATAAAAGTTAGACCGGTTATATTTACAAATGATGTTATTGCTGCATTTGGGCGACCCGACTCTGACGCATTAATTTCGCCTAATACACCGAATGTAAATCCAGTTAGCGTAGCCACATATATAAGCGGTGTGGCTACATTGACATATAATTTGTCAAGGGCCTTCATCATATCGCAATATTCTTTCATCATCTCGCCATATTGTTTTTCAATATCATCATTGTTGCTCATTCTTGTCTATGCATATTGCGCCGAACACTCTATATTGTTTATGCTGTCACTAATGCCATACGAATGCCTCTACCGATGTATGTTGGTAAGGTTTATTAATTGATTGTGGAATATTTGATACAATAGGCGGCGGTTGTTGGTTATTTGATACAATATGCTGTGGTTGGGCATTTGATACAATATGCTGAGGTTGGTTATTTGATACAATATGCGGCGGCTGGGCATTTGATACATAATTATGTTGTTGGTTATTTGATACAATAGGCGGCGGTTGGTTATTTGATACAATATGCGGCAGTTGGGCATTTGATACATAATTCTGTTGTTGTGCATTTGATACATAATTCTGTTGTTGTTGGTTATTTGATACAATAGGCGGCAGTTGGGCATTTGATACATAATTCTGTTGTTGGGCATTTGATACAATAGGCGGCGGTTGGTTATTTGATACATAATTCTGTTGTTGTTGGTTATTTGATACAGTATTGGATGGTTGATGATTGACCATAATTGAATTTTGAATTGAATGCTGGGTTGATATCGGAGTTTGATTATAATTCGACGCCGGACCTTGGTCTGTATATTGATACATTTCATTTCTAGGACCTTGCGTCATTTCATTTCTAGGCGGATATTGGTCTCTAGAGTTATGTACAGATTGTTGTTGGTATACGGGACCTGTGCCTATTTCATTTCTAGGTGGATATTGTTCTCTAGAACGCTGAACAATTTGCCGATTCTGTTGGTTCGGCGATTGCTTATATTGGTTGAATGTGTCGGTCGTCGGATGCGGAGTCCGTAGTTCAGATTGTTTGTCTGGGTCCGATTCCGGTTCAGGTGCAACTCGGAAACTTGTCGATTTCGCAAATCCAACCTTCGGCGACGACATTCTACGGAAGAGCGTCGGCGATTTTGGCTCGCCGCCAGATTCCTCCTCAAACTGGTCCACTTTACGATTCAGACGATTCGCAGTAAGCATGCTCTGGTAATCGATACCAGCTGACTCGATATCGGTTAGTTGTCCCTTCTTTCCGACAAGCAAATCACCATACATCGAGCGCGACAGCGCTTTCAATTGTGTATATACGTCGGTCGTCGTATCCCAAATATGTAGTTCATACAGAATCGACGTATCCAAGAATCCATATGAAAACACGGTATGCCGCAAGCCCTGCTTATACTGGTCCAAACAGAAGGAATGACTGGTTTTAATTATCAAGTCAGTCAGTGCGAAGACAATCTGTGTCATATTTCGGTCAACACAATCCATATATTCAAGGACGAACATAATCGGGAAAATCGGCCAGAGGAAGAACATCAATGCGAATGCGCCGTCGATAAATATACGTTTCTCGTCCATCGGCGTGCGCAAGCGCACGATTCCTTTCGGGAAGGTATCAGAGTCATACCCCAATTGCTTGATACTATCTTTCATCTGTTTATCTGAGCATAGACCATCATTCAATCGATGTGCGTGCTTCACAACTTTTAATAACATCACGCAAAACATCACGTTGAGCGTACATCCAAAACCGAACCATGTCCAACGTTGCGACGCGTCTGGTGCAAGGTCCGCGAAAATCGCGGTCATAATCGTTATGAGAGTAAGTGAGAACATAGTTGTGGCATATGGCGCACCGATGGTATGGACGGTTTCGTAGACCATCAATGGACAAGTTATCAAATAGGAGCCATATCGATATTGATTAAAGAATCCGATTCGATTTTCGTACGTTTCGAGTGTCTCGCCGATGTATTGTATAGTAGTAATCAAATTTACGAAGACAGGTAACATATCCATCTCGAAATGCCCGCTATAGTCCGGCATGTACTTGTTCGCTGATATCATAGGTCCCGTTTTGCTACGATACGCACGGGCAGTGTAATATATCGCATTAAGGAAGGTGCCTGACCCGCCGATTAGGGAGAACGCAATAACAGTCGTGTTCGACATTATATAAATGTGGATATTTTAGTTTTCATAGTAAATTTTTAATTTCAATTTTTTATTGGAAATAATTGCCGATTGGTGTGAAAACCGCAGCTGTATAAAAAATGCAGCCAACTTATTTAGAGCAACGCCATTTTTATTTGCTTGTTATTTAGCAAATAAAAACAATTATTATACTCATTTATCCGTTTAGAAACATTATAAGTCGGCACATAAAATACGCACATCTCTAAAGAATGATAACTATATAGAAATCTAATTGTTGTCTTTACATAATATGAGTTTGCGAGCGAGTATTCAGCGTTTGCGCAACAAACTAGAAAATTCACCGGAACTTACATTACCATTACAACTACAACTAAAAAATATTTAAAAACGTTCAAAAAAACAAATTAATATAACAGTTTTTTGTATAATGTTAATCCCATTTGAGAAGGTAAAAGAAATACTCGGTTTGCATAAAATCACAGTTACCGGCGTATTTCATTTAGGCGCTCATGAATGTGAGGAAATGTCATTTTATAATGACTTGGGTGTAACAAAAGACAACATTATCTGGTTAGATGCTATGGAAAATAAAGTGAAAGAGGCTACTGAGCGTGGAATACCAAATGTATATCACGCCGTTGTATCTGATGTGGATGATGCTATGGTAACGTTCAACATTTCAAACAACGGACAGTCATCCAGTTTATTAGAATTTGGAACTCATGCTACTGAGCATCCGCATGTTGTATATATCGACAAAATAACTCAGAAAAGTATTACCATAAATACATTCGTAGAGCGTAATAAGATAAACATGCCATGGTGTAATTTCTGGAATTTTGACATCCAAGGTGCGGAATTGATAGCGCTAAAGGGTGCGACAAAGTATATTCATCACGCCAAAGCGATATATTTAGAAGTGAATGAGAAGGAACTATACAAGGGTTGTGGTCTTATTACTGATATTGACGATTTCCTTGGACAGTATAATTTCAAGCGTGTTGTAAAGAATATAAACGAGCATGGTTGGGGGGATGCATTATACATAAATACGAATTATAATAAATATGTAAAATACAAGATGAATCTTTTGTAAATCGATATAATACTATTATAGTAATAGTATAAATGAATAAGCTGAATGTGATTGTCGAAGATTATGTCCGTTTTGTCTTCTCGTGGGATGAGGACGATGATGGGAAACGATGGAGTGAGAAGACCGAAACGAATACGCCAGAATTTGACAGCTATTTAGAGGACAACTTTAAGTTCTCAGCAGTATACAATTGGGAATTTGGGTTTGATATTGTAGAATGGTATGAAGGGATTGGCGACTACGCTGAAGATGGCCACTATAAATGCGGTCGTCAAGGTGATGTTGCTGACATCATCGATTTTAACCCAAGTCAAGGAGATTACTCGCACGAAATGGCACTTCGTAACTATGCGGCTGCATATTTATATAAATTGTCCGTGGAGGATTTGCGACGTTTGCTTAGAAAATCTGCGTGCTCTTAGTCTTCTTCAACGGAACAACTGCTCCGCCAGCACGGACGCGAGTGAGCGCTTGGTTCCGAGTATTCTTTTCAGCGCTAGATTTAAACGAAAAAGGGTTCAAACTCGAGTTGGTGGTTCCGATTCCGATTTCAGCCACACGAGCGCTTTCAGTAACCCTCGACGCATCGCGATTACTAACCCCATACCACTTTTTTTCTTGCTGTATCGTATTCGACTGGGTCGAAAGAGGCATCACACGATTGAAACGGCGACGACTCATTGAGAATATGCTGTTTCCGTCAGCATTTATATCTTTAGCAGGCATTGCACGCATTCCGCTTAGCGTTCCATTATTAAGAGCAGTAATTATAGGAGGCGTTAACGTCGATAACATTATATAATAATAACATATTTTATTATCATACTTCTAAATCTATCTATATCTCTATCTCTATCTCTAATTGCTAGTAAACCTACTCCTCCACGCGGTCTTAATCTCATGCGAAACCGTAGTATGGAGGTGCTTCTCGTAACCCTCCGGCGAATCATAATAGAGCGTAATTGGCTCGATGCCATCACCAATGGACGTCATGCGAATCTTGAAATAGGAACGCTCTGCAAAAGTTCCGACGCGGTCGTTAGACTTGTAACCCGCTACGGGATTACGAATCAGGCGTCCGGGGTTGCTTCGAGTCGAGTATAGCTCAATACGCTTCATCTTCTTACCAACGCGCTTAGTCACGACGTAGTAATCGGGGTCAGACGACTTCAGTTCAGCCTGATATTGCTGCTTCGTCACGCGCTTATAGCTGTCAGCAATGGATGGCTCGACATCGACATTAGCCCAAAGCTCAGAATCGACCTCAATGTCTGACTCGCTATCGCTAACGCTTTCAATATCTTCGTAGGTCATAGTGTTTGTAAAGGGGGGAGGCGACTTTTATAAGTGAGTATGTAGGCTACGCTTTATGTTCATTTTATTTATGTTTTAGTAATATATATGAGCACAGAAGAAATTGACTATACGATTGTATCTTTATTATGGCCACACATTGGTCCTCAAGAAGTAAAAGAAGAGGAAGAATCGGATTTTATGAAGATAATGATTAAAGTATTGCGTTATATGAATGCTCCACTACTATTATTGTTTTTTGGAAAACAGGAGATAATTGATGCACCCTTACCGATTATATCGAAATTATATGTGTCACCAGATAACAATCGTCCTCCCGATGGTATTAGTTTTGTTCATCGCATATGGATGGTTTTATTGATATCTTCCATACCGATTCTTTTATTAGGTCTTGACTATAAAAATCAAAGCAAGAGTAAAAACAAGAGTAAAGCACAAACACGCAAATATACAAACTCTATATCTGTTTGGATTCTCATGTTCGCCGTGTTAACAATTTTATACTCTAAGCCATACATAAGCTCTGCGCAGGCATTGGGCTTCTTGGTTGTATCGTCTATTGTTTTATACACCGGAGTCTTCAGGTTATTATAAAACATGACGAAACGATTCTATAGCATCCTTACTAACATTATCTTTCATATTCTCAGTCATCTCATCAATATGCGGGTTACGCCCAACCGTATCCATAAATGCATTAATATACTTTTGTAGTTTCTCGCGGTCCTCATATAGTTTAGCCTCGTATTTAACGGCATCTGCACTCTGTCTTCTCTTTGTGTTTAGTTCCGCCTCTTCCTTTTCACGGACTTTGTTGACTAACTCCAATATACGTGTTTGGTCTTCTTCGTGTTTATGTTTAATAGATTCGATTAATTCGTTATCGACGTCATGGAAATCGTCTTCTATCTTGTTCTCAACATGCTCGATTTCTTTATACCAATGATGGCGACTTTCGTTAGCAGATACTATACTGTTGCATATATCGGGCTTGCGTAGTTCCTCGAAACGCTTACGTTCTTTGGAACCGACTTTGCCCTGGAATGTCTTATTGAATTCAATTACGACCTTTTGGGGTATCGCCGGACTAGTCTCCATGAGTCGATCGAATTCCATCCTGCATATTTTGAGAAATTGGCCCGCATCACTCCTCTCGTCGGGGTCCTTTGCCAATTCGATACGTATGTTTCTCGAGAATTTGTCCCAAGAAATTGCGGAAACACGGTGCGCCTCATTCAATTCGGAGATTTTGAGATATTGTTGGACGGTAGATAAGATACCTATGAAAATATTCACTGAACCAATTACGGCTGGCGCATATTCTTGCATACCTACAGGTAGACTTGATTGGGCAAATGAGGCAGTTCCTGTAATCGTCGATAATGTGATTGCCGGTATAGTAAACCAGGCGTGTGCAACACTCAGCTTGGCATGAGCTCTAGAATTTAACCATTTATAGCATGCGGCGCAGTCGCACCATTCCACCATGATTACCTCGTTCTCTGGAGACCATTTAACTGGCTTGTCTTTCTTCGATAAAGTTGAACCCACTTTGCTTTCGGCTGTTTCCGATTGAGTATCGGTAGGCTTCGGCTTTTCCATGTGTTATATACTAATACATAGAAATTTATTTCTTTTTACCACGTTTACCGCCTTTACCAACTACTTGAAAATCATCATCGTTTAATACTTCTTCTCGCTTAATTTCGTCTTCTGGTTGTTCCCGTTCTGTGGCATTTGATTGCTCGGGTTCCACCACCTTCGGTGGCTCAGGTTCTGTAGCCTTTGGTGGCTCTACCTTAGGTGCCTCAGTTTCTACTGTCTTAGATGGCTCTACCTTAGGTGGCTCTGGCTCTGGCTCTGGCTCTGGCTCTGGCTCTGGCTCTGGTTCGGGTTCTATTTCCATGATTATCTCCTCCACTGGAGCATCCTTTTTATGATTGGTCAAAATCTCATCCTCGATTTCTCTCATAAAATTGTTGATTTTATACAAGGCCATATCAAAATACTTCCGTTGCGATGAATGATAAAATGATAAATAATCGGAATACAATGTAATATGTTCCCCCAACAACTTGTTTTCGTAAGACAAAGTAGAAATAAAACTAGTTACAGAGAACCCAACACGCATATTACTATTATGACGACCAATTTCGCTCTGTTTCGAATCATACAATCCATTCAATTGTTGCAACATATTTATTATTGCGTTATGCGTAACAGTTACATCGTCTAAACTATATTCAGTCAAAGGGTCGAGGTCCTTATATATTACAATGTTGTCTGTGGGTAACATAATATCAACACAATTATCCTTACATTGAGAACTAATTATATTATACAGTTTGTAATAGTCGCCATACATACGATTGAATATAAGCGATATCATCTTCTGGAATTGTTCGAGTTCCACACGTAAAATCTTATATTGGAAATAAAGCGAATCTAAGCAATACAAATATATCTTTTTTGAGTTATTTTTTACCAAGTCATTGTAATGTTCTCGTATATCACTCAACTTTTCCTCGAGAGTTGTGCGTTTGTCTTGTAGTTCATTACGCTGGCGAATGATTGTGCTGAAATCATTCTTCAATTTCGGTATGTTAATCATTTTTGATTATATATAGAATAAATATATTTATAGCCATTTTTTAACATATTCTATTCCATCTGGGGTTCTCTCGGGGTGCCATTGTGTCATCATTAGATTCTTATATTGCACAGTCATCACATCATCATTGTATGTCGCTAAAAGTCGCATTCCGGGTTTCAAACTATCTGGCACAATATACGTATGATGACTTCGATATGCTTCTATTTTGTCAGTGAGCGGAAAGAATTCCCGAATGGCCTTCTTGCGTTTGATTCCCTTACATCCCAATTGTATGAGAACACTCTCCATCGAATAACATATCAAGAAAAAACGCTTGTTTTTCAGATTCAATATTTCAAGGTCTATTTTCGGTGCAGTCGGACTCAGTACATCATATTCCGAACCCGTCATAAACCAGCTTTTGATGCGCATACTCTTAATGGTATCTAGCCAATCTTCTTTATAATCGACCACTAGCACCTCATAACCCATAGAAACGAGAACCATAGGTAAATAACTATGCGATTTATCCTTATACATATCAACAACTCCGACACGCATTTATATTTATAATAGAAATATTATATAAATAGTTTCTTCAAATACTATTCATAATGTCTGTCCCAGATAATTTCAAATCAATTATTCATGATTTTACGGTAGATTTATCTACAACGTTTCCTGAGTTCTCCGATAAGTGGCGTAAGTGGACGGATGCAACTCCCGAAGAGTGTAAGGAGCTGTTCGACTACTGTCTGACCGTTTTTCCGGAGCGCTTCTTCGATATCATGTATCAGAATGTAGAAATTTTCGAGGCGAAAAACGATACAAACACCAAGTTCCTACCTGATGTGGATTTCAAGACACTATACAATTGCGATGGCGTGAGCGAGAACACAAAAAAGACGATTTGGAAGTATCTGCAGCTAATACTATTCAATGTAATTGGCTCAATTGATGATAAGACGAAATTCGGAGATGCTGCGAGTATTTTTGATGGAATTGACGAGAATGTTCTCCAAGAGAAGCTAAAGGAGACGATGGCAGGTATTGGCGATTTCTTCAATGAGACGAACAAAACTGCAGGTGAGGGTCAGGGCGAGGGTGAAAAGCACGAGTTCACGTTTGGTCCCGAGGACGGAATGCCGGATATGGAGGGTATTCATGAGCATCTAAAAGGCATTTTCGATGGCAAGATTGGCAAGCTTGCAAAGGAGCTCGCGGAGGAGATTTCGGGAGATTTCAATGACCTAGTCGGAGACACTCCGGAGAACACACAGGATGTTCTTAAGAATCTCATGAAAAACCCCAAGAAGATGATGGGACTTGTAAAGAAGGTCGGCGATAGATTGACCGAGAAGATGGATAGTGGAGAGATTTCGAAGGAGGAGATTATGAAGGAAGCGGGTGATATTATGGCGAAGATGAAGGAGATGGGCGGAGGCGCGGACAAGTTGAACGAACTGTTTAAGCAGTTCGCTGGTAAGAATATGCGCGTAGATACGAATGCTATGGACCGAATGACTAAGAAAGAGGAGATTAAGGAGCGAATGCGTAAGAAGATGGAGGCGAATAAGGCAACGATGGAGAAGGGCGCCGAGCCCAATAGTTACGTGTATCGCGTTCCAGGAGAGGAGCAGGCGCGCAGTTCTGCACAGCAGAAAGTAGATGACGAAAAACTCATTGCGGAACTGGGTAATCTAGAGAAACCTGCAAAGACTAAGAAAATTGACGGAAAAAAGAAGAATGATAAGGGCAAAAACAAAAACACAGACAAGAAATAAAATAGCAACAAAATATATAAAATGAATCTATTGAAATACATTAATGTTTATGTTCTCCTCGTTAGTATCGTATTAGGGTTCCTCGCCGTTTACATAACAGCTCCAGAAAAGCGTAAGATTATTGTTTACCCTACACACGACAATGCGAAGATTCTGCAATACCGCGACAAGACAAATTCATGTTTTTCAATTGTGGAGAAGGAAGTGAAGTGCCCGGCGAATGACAAGGATATCGCCAAGACGCCTATGCAATCTTAATAAAATTTATATGACTATTGTATATATATATGAATTTTAAACGTTTATTAAACACAGAGCTGGGAAGGATAATTATCTCGGTTTTGCTCGGTCTCGGAATAGCGACATTCTTTAGACAAGTATGCACGGGTGACAAATGCTTGACATTCAATGGTCCGGTAATCAGTGACTTCGATGAAAAGATTTTTAAATATGACGAGAAATGCTACAAATATACGACGAAAACCGCCAAATGCGACCCGATGTTAAAAGTTATTAATGTTACTGCGCCACCGACCGAACCCGTTCCGCCAAAATCCGGGTTATTTTAGGTATATTCGTCAAAGAATTCTATTTTATATAAATTGTATATTATAAAATGGAAAGCACCACCCGAATAGATGATTTGCCGGAGAATATAACTATGCGTATGCCGACGGAACAAAATCCGACGTATGCACCGATGAATATTCACCCAAATCCTTATGGTAATGCGATACAGCCGAATGTTATGGCCCCGCCACAGGCGAAACCTGATGCGCGGGTTCGCTTCCAGGAGGAAACACCACAGATGCGATTACCGTCTCGTGACATACCGATGGACCAATCTGGTTACCAGCAAGACGAGGAGATACAGCCAAATTATATTCCTCGCGCCAAGTTGACGAGTGATTATGTGAAGGACTACGAGGAGGTATCGAACACGAGCATACGCCACCACGAGAACCGTAAGGCGAAGACGAGCATGGTCGATCGGATACTCTCGGATTTGCAAACGCCGATTGTGGTAGCACTCATCTTTTTCATTTTCCAGATGCCTATGATGACAACGATGTTATATAGAAATTTCTCGTTCTTGTCAGTGTATAATCCCGATGGTAATGTGAATTTCTATGGCATGATACTGAAGAGCGTTTTGTTTGGAAGTGTATTCTACAGCTTACAAAACACTATACAATATTTAACAGATATTTGAATAACCACTTAAATAGGAGATATGACTATTATTTGGAGGGTGTCCGATTGGTCTAGAGGTATGATTCTCCTTTTGGGTAGGAGAGGTCACGGGTTCAATCCCCGTATCGGACCTTCGTTTGCCCTTTTAGCTCAGTGGCAGAGCGTTGCACTTGTAATGCAAAGGTCTCTGGTTCGAACCCGGAATGGGGCTTTTTTTCAGTTTTTTTTGTTATTTATGTATAATAACAAAAATACTTATTGATTCTTCAATGGTTTAAATGCTCTTGTGAAAAAATCGCCGAGCTTAGTTCGTGTTCCTCTTTGTTGACGTTTCTTTATAGTCTTCCTTACAGTTTTAGTTTTATTTTTATTTTTCTTGGGTTCAGATTTGTTCTTTACCTCAGAATCCGGTTCCTTTTTGTCAAACGAATATTTCAAGAACCACATGTCATACTCCCTCGTTCCACGTTTGTCCTTGAGTTCCTTGAACTTATCCATCTTCTCTGCACGAATCGACTCCAGTGTAGGCTGGTTTCCATAGCAATTGATACTGAAACGCTTGAGAATACCCTTTTGCTCGAGACGATTCTTATGCTCCACATCGAACAAGAATTTCGCCATACACAAGATACGGTCCTTGGAATAATAGGGCTCGTCAGAATAATAAAATGCAAAGTAAAAACTCAACATCGTATCGATAGTGGCAATCTTGATATCCTTTCCATCTATATTCAAAACATTATAGTTGTGGCAAGCAATTGGCTTGTAAATGAATGCCAGTGTTTCCTTTCCAACGACGAGCTCAATACGCTCAGGCACTATCTCTCCAATCTCGGGGTAATGCCTCTTAGTGGCATTCTTAAACCCTTTCGACTTCAATCGCTCAATCAAAATATTTGCACACCGGTCGGGGTCTTCAGAGAGAACATCGAAATCGGGTATCTTCTGAATAATCTCCTTCCGGTCCTTCGACATATACCGCGAATACATGCGAGCTGCATAACCACCGAAAAATACCGCGCCATCATCTACGAATGCATCTCGCACAGCATGATATAGTTCTTCGGATTTATCGGCATCATGCTCCATCTTGCGTTGAAATTCGATTTTATCGCATCGTGTTGTTATCGCAAACGGATAATATTCGTTCAACAGGGTAAGACGCTTGAATATCTTCTCCCAACGGGATACGTCGCCTTCTGGGCGCGATAGCTCCAAATACATGTTCATACGTAAGAAATTCGGAGGGGAATACAGAATGCCATCGATTTGTACAGCCTCTCTAGCCATGGATTTGAAAATTGTCGGATGCAACAGTGTGATATCAGCAATAGGGATGAAATTAACGAACACCTTAAATGTGCCATAATGAACACCCGCTTTCGCCTCTATCTCGCTGAATCCTTTGGCGTGAAAAATGTCCGCCAATTCCTTGGCGTCATCCATTGCATTCGGCGAATAGAAATCATAATCCGGAACCTCTAAATCTCTATTGTAAAATTGTGCCTGCTTAGGTAGAATGTTATTAATTGCGGTTCCTCCATAACAAATCAGATGTTTCTTTCGGAGAAAATCCTCGACAACTACAATCATTTCGGTGATTTCCTTTGCATTGGCTAAACGTTTCGATTTTTTCTCGTCGCTTTCATCCACGGCATGACGCAGAATGGCCAATTCGCAATCTGCGAATGTCATATCATTGTCACACAAATCTGTGTTATACTTGCTCATTAATAGTATACTATATTGTAATATTTTTATTCATTTATCAAACAACAACATCCGCGGCTGCATCCAATTTATCAAATAGTGGTTTATCTATGTGTTTCATGGCAATGTATGAGCACTTCATGTCATTAAAAATGTTCTCATATTTTGTAAGTTCACCCGTTCTCTTATAGAAACGCTGAGGGGTAAAATTCACCTTAAATTCGAGAACCAGGCGACGCACACTGATATCTGAAGTATCAAACAAGCTACTTATACTATTCGGTTCGACGATGGTCATTCGCTTTGTTCCCGCATCTGTAGTCGCGCTCAAATTTGCAATAACACTATTTTGATAGGTGCACAACCCAGTAGCAGACTTATTCGCCACGATATCTACAGCAGATTTACCACTATTGTCCTTAATGTCATAATTAGCTATGATGATGCACTTACCCTGTATTTCGCTGATGCGAGTGGTATCATCGATTGGGCGATCACTATAGCGCAATTCATAGTGTAATGAGCGTAGAGAGGATTTTAGATTATTGTATGTAATCGATGATGGATTTTGCAAGCGCAGATTGATGAACACTGGGTCGTCCTTCGTCAATGTTCTGTTAATAACACCGAGCGCTTTACCCAGAGTGATTTGCTTGCTTCTATCCGACGCAATGGACTTCTCCGTAACATAGAGTGTGCCTCTTGAATTAACAACTTCAAAATCTAAAAATCGGCATCCACGATTCAAAAGAAGTTTTACCATTTCGGTATTCATATAGTTTCCGGTGAATGCGGAATTATACGATGATTTTACAAAATAGTCCTTGAGTCTATAATTTCTATGATTATTATCATCATTTCTGGCGTTGTATTCGGCCAACGCATCAGTATAACTAGTTACCTTACAATTAAATCCATCAATTCTCAATTGTACTTTTGCAATCGAGTCCATATTTATCTGAATTTGTTTTTTAATTTCATCCAATCGTTTTTCTGTCTTGCCACGTTCTATGTTATATTTGGCTAAACTGACTCCATATTTCGCAATCGCACTCGGATAAGCCATAGCCGCTTTGAACCCGCTTGGTTTCTTGGGAGGTGTCGGTTTGGTTGTGAGCTTTCTTTTTTCGACGTTATACTGCGATTCTGCAATGCGTAAACGTTGTCTCAATAAAACCAATTGCATTTTATCTTGTGTATTTTTAAATCTTTCTGAATTACTGACTACTGCTGGTCTCGGATAAGATGCTTTAACTATATATGCCGGGACTATTATTTCCGGCGCAAAATTTCCAGTGACTGCATCCATGTCATTTTTCTTTGCAATTGGGTCACCGGCGCCTTCAATAATCGCATGTTTCGTCAATAACTTATAAATCAGGAGTATCGATATAGATATAGTTAGTAATAGTAAAATTAGTTTAAATACAGTCATTATATATTTACAAAGTAATATAAATTGTTCTGATATAGTATAGTATAATAAATGGCGGGCGGATTACTAAATATTATATCGGAAGGCGCCAATAATGTGATATTAACCGGTTCACCTACAAAGACGTTCTTCAATGTAACATATTCTAAATATACGAATTTTGGACTCCAAAAATTTAGGCTGGATTACGAAGGCTCCCGTGACCTCCGAACTGCCGATGATTCCGTATTCAAGTTCAAAATAAAGCGATATGCTGAACTTCTGATGGACACATATTTGGTGGTAACTCTACCCGATATATGGAGTCCTATCCATAATCCCACAACGGAGACAAATGCCAAATGGGCGCCATATGATTTCAAATGGATTAATGATATCGGAACCCATATGATTCGCGAAGTCGTTATTTCGTGTGGTTCAGTGACGTTGCAGAAATATACGGGTGAATATCTTGCTGCGATGGTGGAGCGTGATTTTACTGCCGAAAAGAAAGAGCTATTCAATAAAATGTCTGGTAATATTGAAGAAGTGTATGACCCGGCTATGGCATTCGGTCGTTCGAATGCCTACCCATCCGCGTTATATACAGGAAATACTGCGGGTTCAGAACCATCAATTCGCGGGCGCACACTCTATATACCGATTAACACATGGTTTACTTTGGATACCCGTTGTGCATTTCCTCTCGTATGTTTGCAATACGCTGAACTGGAAATTACGATTACCATCCGTCCAATTCAGGAATTATTCCAAGTTCGCGATATATTTGACCAACCGAATCTATTCCCATACATTCAACCTGATTTTAACCGCGAAGAACTACAGATGTATCGGTTCCTACAATCGCCACCGTCAATTTATTTAGATGCAGCAAACTATGGTAATAAAACGAATGTATGGAATGCGGATATCCATTTAATTTCGACATATTGTTTCCTTTCCAAAGACGAGGCGCAATTATTTGCCGCCAAAGACCAGATTTATTTAGTAAAAGATGTGATACGTTACGATTTCCAAAATATCACTGGTTCCAAACGAGTCAAATTGACGTCGAATGGTATGGTTTCTAGTTGGATGTTTTACCTACAAAGGAACGACGTGAATATGAGGAACGAATGGAGTAATTATACGAATTGGCCATACCGTATGCCACCTTCGAATATAGATAACGCGCCAGCTACCCTTCCTGCGAATGACCCCGGTCTTGTAAATACAACAAGCATTTATACCAGCGACCAAGCACTACCAAATAAGTTGATAGGTCCGAGATTTGAAATAGATAATCAAAATACAGGATACTTTTTTACTGGTATTTTTGAAATTGCAAATCAGAAAAACATCTTGATGTCTATGGGTATTTTGTTGAATGGTGAATATCGCGAAAATTCATTGACGCACGGAATTTTCGATTATGTGGAAAAATATACGAGGACTCATGGGTGTGCCAAAGACGGTCTCTATTGTTATAATTTCTGCCTGAACACAAACCCTCTTGAATATCAACCATCTGGTGCAATTAATATGAGTAAATTTAAATTGATTGAACTGGAAATAACCACATATGTTCCTCCGTTCGATGCTGCAAACAGTAGCTTTAATGTTATCTGTGATGGCGATGGAAATGTTATTGGAACCAATAAACAGAATTGGCGACTATTCGAATACAATTATAATTTAACTGTGTTTGAAGAACGTTACAATATTCTGTCGTTCATATCTGGACAGTGTGGAATGATGTTGGCTAGATAGATTTAGCGTATGATACTATAAGTAAAATTATATTATCATCCTATATAAATGAGTGAAACCAAATGGAAGAAAAATATAAAATTCGATGAAAAAAAAGAAGATATAGCCGAAACGAGTGTTGTAGAAGGTATGGATAACGAACAGATAAACGAAATCGATTCAATTGAAAAAAAAATTAGACAAATCAATAATAAAAAGAAGGGGTTTACGAAATTACCGCATTTGGAAAGTGTATATGATGCCGACCCAGTTGTAGAGAATCTTGAAGAGAATCTTGAAGAGAATCTTGAAGAGAATCTTGAAGAGAATCTTGAAGAGAATCTGGACGTTGAACCGTTTGTGGAAGGGGCAAGAGGTAAAAAAAAAACTAAATCTACATCTAAATCTACGTCTAAATCTACATCTAAATCTACATCTACATCTAAATCTAAATCTACATCTGCTCCTACACCAAAAGAGAAAACATTAATACAAAAGGTAACAGATTCTCTAATTTATATATCTACCCTTCCGTATAATCTTTCGTGGTTGATTTCTCTTGGTTTATACAAGCTGGCATTTTTAAAACGTCCTATGAGCAAAGATGACACAGACTATAAAAATCTCACTGGAATGGTCCATAGAGTTTTAACCGGTTTAATAGGAATATTCATAACATACAATTTATATTTCTTATATTCGTCACCCGAAGTTCCAAGTTTCATAGATACCATAATAAAACCAAAACCACCAGACGCGCCTCCGGATATCGCAACAACCGTAATAGACGGTGCGCTTCCATTGAAGATTGGATTAACTCCACTACGAATTTTTATGTATGCATTCGAAAAATCATTCCCATTGATTAAACAGATTCCATTCAAAGCATTACTATTCATGTTGTCTGGAATTGCAACATATTATTTTCAAACTAAAGGAGCAAGCGATTATTTTGTAAAGATGTTTGGGAATTCATTTAAGCTTTTTACCGACCCGAAGAGTTATAAACTCAATGAAACTACCACTATAATTATTGCCATCGCGATGGTATATGAGATAAGCATGATTATTGTAAAATATAAAACGGCCGTATTTGTAGACCCTCGATTGATTCTGGGATGGATATTATTTTTTGGTATTTCCTTGGGTCTTGTATTTATAGCCGAATTTATAATACCATTATTTATATTTTATGTTACAATGCTTTGTATGATGGATAATAAAGAAAAACCATTGAATTTTATACAGGTAATTTTGGATATTAACAAATCATTTGTTGGAGATAGTGACGATATTTACGAATGCCCTGAAATTGGTACAGATTTCGAAAAGTTTATAAGTAGATTCAATAAGATTTTCGGAAAAGTAATATTAGAAAACATACATATATGGGTATTGATACCAATTATTATTTATAATATTCATACTAGTAGATATGACGGACCGGAAGGTTTTACTGAAGGAGCTAGAGGATTTAGATTTAGCTCGGGTGCACGTGGTGGTGCATTCCGAATGACCGGAACTGGCACAGCACCCATAAAATCAAAGGGTCTTAGACGAGCACATTATTTTACTGGTGTTGGCAGTATATTTATGTTACTACTGACAAACAAAACCTTCGTAGATGGTTTGACAATGTATTTTACGCAATCAGCAGAGTAAACTTACAAATAAGTTATGTTTGTTTCAAAAAGAATTTAGAATGTAAATAGTATATTCTAAATATGACGAAGAAATCCAAGCCGTTTGTGTCTGTATGCACGCCTACGTTCAATCGACGCCCATTTATACCCATCATGTTCGAATGTTTCCGAAACCAGACATATTCGAAGGACCTTATTGAATGGATTATTATCGATGATGGAACTGATAAAATTAAGGACCTGGTAAAAGGTTCGAATATACCACAGATTAAATACTACGAACTGCCTGAGAAAATCCCACTCGGCGCAAAGCGTAATCTAATGCATGAGAAGGCGAAGGGTTCCATTATTGTGTATATGGATGATGATGATTATTATCCACCCGAGCGGATTGAACATGCAGTCGAGGTATTGACGGCGAACAAGAAGGCGCTATGTGCCGGGTCCAGCGAACTATATTTATACTTTAAGCATATTAGTAAGATGTATCAGTTTGGGCCATATGGTCCAAATCATGCTACGGCGGGAACGTTTGCATTCAAACGTGAGCTACTAGATATCACGAAATACAACGAGACTGCTTGCATTGCGGAGGAGCGTGAGTTTCTCAAAGATTATACGATACCGTTTGCGCAGTTGGACCCATTGAAGACTATCCTGGTTTTCTCTCATGTCCATAATACGTTTGATAAGCGTAGGCTTTTGGATAATCCGAATAGTTCTGTAGTGAAGGAATCCAATAAAACTGTTGATATGTTCATTAAATTTACGGATGAGTCGAAAATTAAGAGATTTTTCTTAACTGATATAGACGAAAAACTTGCTAAATATGAAGCTGGAAAACCTAGCATGAAACCCGATGTATTGAAACAGACCCAGGAGATTGATGAACGTCGCAAACAACAACAGCAACCACAGATTATTATGCAGCAAGATGGTAAGGACCCCGTGGCTCTTGACCCAAATGAAATCATTAATATGATAAATGGGCTGCGTAGTAATTTAAAGGCGGTTATGGCGCGAAATGATGAACTTGAAGATATGTTAGAAAGGAAGACGACGGTTAAGTTCTCGGAGCCGATTGAGGCGCCATCGAGTAATGTTCAGAAGTTGAAGAAGGAAATTAGCGAACTGGAATTCAAATTGAAGCAGAGGGCGATTATTGAAGCGGATTTAATGGCGGATATTGATAGGCTACGGAAACAACCGCCAGCGCCAGCGCAAGCAACAATACCAGTATCAGCAATAATGCAGACATCGCAAATTAGCGAACTTCAATTTAAACTAAAGCAGAGTTCTATTATTGAAGCTGAATTGCGAGCGGAGATTGAAACGCTTCGGAAACAAACGCCGTTGCAAACGCCTCCACCTAAACTGACGCCTCAACCTAAACTGACGCCTCAACCTAAACCTACAGTGTTCATCGAAAGGTTGAAATCCGAACCCGAACTATTTGTAAAAGTCTAATTATTCATCACTAACGCTTTCATCATCCGCAATTGTTTTTTTCACATTCTTATCTAAATATCGATACATACGTTTTATATCAAGTTTGCTAACGTTATTGTTCTCAAATGACTCTTCTACTTGATTTAAAATATCCGCTTGTGATTGGAAATTTTCGCCATAATAGATGCGTAATTCCTGGAAGAATGCAATCAAATCCTTCTTGTCCATGTCGAGGTCTTGACACATGCCATAAATAAACTGCTGGTTATTGTATTCCGTAGAATATTTCGTGAGAACCTTAGTGAATCGGATTTCGTCCAATTTTGCCTTGTTTTGAAATGTATCATGGTATATTTTATTATTATAAAACGTCTTCATAAGCGAGCTCATTTCATTAAATTGCCATATCTGATACTGAAATGTGATGCGGTCAATATAATCCGCGAAACACATATTATCCAGTATCCTCAAATAAAATGGATATGACTTTTGCGGCGTGTGTTTATCGAGCGCGTCGATAATATTCTCGTGCCATAAGAGAGCCACTATGGTTCTGTCCGTCTCATTAATGAACGTGGCGTGTTCGGATAGGGACATTGGCTGATTAATGATATGCTTGGTTATCTTCTTTGAATCTTCGTTATGCGATTTAATATGCAATATGTTCTCTATGAATGTCTCGTTTAGTATGTCTGGATTTAACTGTTGTATGAATTGTAATTTTCTTAGGTCGCCTTGTATATATTCGAGAACCATTGATTTCAGTCGATCCTTATTTTTATCGGCTTCCTTGTTTTCGATTTTCAAAGTATTATTCAATAATAGGGACATCTGGTGAGGTGTCGGTGTTTTCAATTCGAACACTGTGCAAACCTTCATCAATTCCTTCATTTTCTTGTCCAAAAAATAATTACCAATACAAATAATCGGATTCAGTGTCACGTCCTCTAGTTTCTGCTTCTTCGTCTTCTTCTGTCGAATTAATTTGATGAGTGACGTGAGCCCACCCTTGTCCCCACTGTTCATACCATCGATTTCATCCATAACAATGATTATCTTTTTTACGGTTTTCTTCATCATGTGGAGAACATTACGACAAGACATATTATTACTTGTAATTGTATCAATTAGCGATGTATTTCTAACATCACCGGCGTCATACCGAATAATGTCGTAGTTCATTTCTTCGAGCAATTTCATTATAAAATGAGTTTTACCAGTTCCGGAAGCGCCATAGATATAGATTCCCTTATTGTAATTCACATTTTTACAATTTTTATCAAAATCATTCAGTATGTTTTTTATTTGATTGGCGATTTCCTCTCTACCCAGTATTTTATTAATGTTTTCCATATAGACTACTATATTGAGAACATTTATTTTTATATCTATTTGAACGAATGTTTACTTGCTGAACGCGCTGAAACTTGCGGTTACGGGCATGAAATTGGTTGATGGTTTGTTGGATAAGGTTCCATTGTATGTATATGAATCGAAATAACTAACAGGTAACTCGGAACCAGACCTGGATCCAGATCCAGATCCAGATCCAGTAACTAACCCAGTTCCGCTACCTACAACATCGGAAGCTAGACCGACGGTGCCTTTCACAGTATCCTTCACTAGGCCGACGCCACCCTTTACAGTGTCCTTAGCCAGCCCAACTGTTCCTGTTACAGCACCTTTGGCAAGACCAACCGTTCCAGTGACTGCATCTTTGGTAAGGTCAACGCCGCCCTTTACGGTGTCCTTAGCGAGACCCACACCACCCTTAACGGTGTCCTTGGCGAGACCGGTGCCGGCAGAAACTGTGTCCTTCGCTACGTCTGTCGTTCCGGTAATCAGCGACTTGAATACACCGGCAATATCAGATCCAACCGAAGATGTGCTTGTGCTAGTTTTTGTTCCGCTGCCACTTGTTCCACAAGACCCTGTAGTGCAGTTGGGGCAAGCTGGGCATACCGGCGGTATTACTTGCGACTTTAGGATATAATCACTTGACATCTTAGTTCCGCCTTCCGTCTGCCAATACCAATACTTCTTCCAGTATTCAGACTCATCTGTATTAGCAGGAGGAGTAGTAGTAGTAGCGCCTGGAGTAGTAGTAGTAGTAGCGCCTGGAGTAGTAGTAGCGCCTGGAGTAGTAGTAGCAGTAGCAGGAGCAACTGTCAATTTAATCGACGGGGTATACATTCCAACATCCGAAATTGTGTATTTCTTGGTAGTATCATTCCTAGATATAACAGCAATCAAATTATTTAGACGAGTCGGCACGCAAATAATAGAGTCAGTCGCATTAATCTTGAAAATACATGGTTCGAACTTTTCGTTGAGCTCATCCTTCATAGCCACCGCATTACCAGTAAACACTGCGCCATACCGGTCATATTTTGTTATGGTTGTGCCAGTTGCCATACCCTCAATATTCCTGAAACCGGAAACAGAGTTTGCCTTGCAAACATATGGTTTATTTTCGGTGCTGGATGAAGTTTGCCAAACTCCTGCTGGAAGGTTGATAAAATTTGTAATCGCATTCTTCCTCATCCAAAGTCTATCGTTAGTAGTATGAGTAACATAAGTATCCAGCGAATTCATATTATTGTATGTATACGCATCGCCGTTTGTCCAGGTCTTTGTAGTTGACGATGTATATTTTCCGCCTATCCAAGCATCAGCCGCAATCGTTCCTAAAACAGTTGCATTCTCGGCAGCATCTTTGATAGATGCCAGATGTCCACCCTTCGATACACAATCTGCTTCCGCGGAATCCCATGTTTTTGGACCTGTGTAGTATGTAAATGTGGCAGGACCAGAAACTCTAGTAGCCCCGCTACCCCCAGTAGCCCCGCTACCCCCAGTAGCCCCGCTAGCGCCAGTAGCAGAGCCACTACCCCCTGTAGCACCTGTAGCACCTGTAGCACCGGTAGCCCCAGTAGCCCCGCTAGCCCCGCTAGCCCCAGTAGCCCCGCTACCCCCAGTAGCACCTGTAGCACCTGTAGCACCTGTAGCGCCAGTAGTAGCTACGTAAAAGCATCCAGAAATATCATAGAAAACACCATTCGCCAACTTGTATAATAATTGCCCCGACCTCACTCCCGTCGCCGTTTTAACATCCGACTCGGTAGCCGTTGTATCAATCTTTCCGGTCAAGTCGACAGTCACACCATAATCGAGCTTCTTCTTGGTCGTGCAGTTGTTCTGTCCCGCATCGCATCCACCAATGTAAAACGTGCTACCATTCTTTTCAGTCTTTGCATTGTCTACCACATGAACATACGTGTCTGTTCCCCAAGGCATATAAATCACCGACGTGTCAGTGAAAGCGGGTAAATTATAATTGTTGTCCGTGTTGGAAACCGACCATGGTGCAACCGAGCTGGAAAGCACATTCGTCGAAGACGGCGTCCATTTAACGCCCGTGTTATACGACGTGGTCTGTCCGTTCCTTACAGTAACCGTATATTGATTAAACAACCTTACTCCACCACTTTCATTCTCGTATACACGAACTAGATTACCATTGGTATAGTCAATGAAGTTGTTGTCATATAATTTATAGAGCGTGTTCTGATACCATGTATTTGGTGCAATTGCAGCAAGTTGCGATTCAGTCAGCGAGACAGTTCCCAATTCGTAGTTGACTAGCCCCTCCATTTTAGATGAATTCGCACCAAATACTACCGCGATAACTAAGACCACCAATAGTATAAATAATAACCATATTGGCGTCAATTTCAATTTAAAATTGAAGTTAAACATTACTTATATATTATAACTAAATAAAAAAATGTCATTGCTACCGATATACGACGAATCTAACAAATATGAAATTGGCGTTGACGAATGCGCGCGCGGTCCAATGTTCGGTCGTCTCTATGTCGCCGCCGCCATTCTACCTAAAGACAATTCTTTCCGTCATGAACTTATGAAAGACAGTAAAAAAATCAAATCAAGGGTAAAAATGCGCGAACTATCGGATTATATTAAACAACATGCTATTGCGTGGCACATCCATTTCATCGAGGCGTCGGTTATCGACGAAATTAATATCCGCCAAGCCGTGCTGAGGGGTATGCGCGAGTCCATTAAACAAGTGATGCTTAAAATCGGTAGTGAAGGTGTGATGTTGGTCGTCGATGGTAATGATTTCCCGCCATATACCACGTTCGATAATGAGACGGAAACGTTGCGCGAAATCCCGAGCGTTACTGTGGAGAAGGGTGATGGAACCTATTCGTTTATTGCGGCGGCGTCCATTTTGGCTAAAAATGCACACGACGAGTATATATTGGAATTGTGTGAACAGTATCCACTGTTGAAAACTCGGTATTCGCTACATGAGAATGTGGGCTATGGCACTGCAAAACATATGGCGGGTATCAGAGAACATGGTATCACGCAGTGGCATAGAAAAACATTTGGTGCGTGTAAGGCCGCAGAATACTCACCTATAGGGGGGACCTAGGATCTTGAAAACTTCGTTTTCATAAGCGCCGAAGGCGCTAACCCCTTACCCCCTCCTTTCGTTGTGTTAAATTCAAAAAAACAAAAGGAGGGGTTAGAGGGGAACCTTGGTTCCCCTCACATTGGTTCCCCTCAGCCGGTTAAACATTCCCTCGAACCACTTTTTATCAACTACCTTATATTCTGTGCTTCGGTCCATCCGCGAATACCCTATAATAAACTGTTCTTTGTTTTTATTTTCGTTAAATGGCGCAAATCCAAGCGTATATTCAACACATTCCTTTTCAAATGTGAACAATGGTGTATATCGCTTTATTTGGAGAGTGTTTGCATCAATTGCAACCATAGAATGGTAGTAGAATCGCCGGTTCTCATATGAGACTAAATGACAGATAAACCAAATCTCATTTCCCACTCTCACCCCGTTCGTCGACCCACGAAATCGACTAAATATAAACGACGTGCTTAATTCGTGTGTCTTATCGAATGCTCCATCATCCTTCAAATCACCTATAATTAATGGGTGCCAACTATAAATGCATTTCAAGTTACCCTTCGCATCTTCAAAGAGAACCCAATTTTTTTCGATGTTCGTCTGAAACGGCGCACTCAATATGACCGATTTTGTTTCGCCCGTATCAAAATCGATTTCGCCATGTTCCACATAAAATCGGTCGTTCATACCCCGATTTCCATTATACAACAATTTACCTTTGTGTTCGAATAGGCGAATGTCTTCGATACCAACATACCGTCCATCGCGTGATGTATCATGTTTGACGAAAAATTCGTCATTTGTATCATTCCAGGTTCTCGAAATTACGTTCGCAGTCTCTATGAATTCACCATTTTCATAACCACCCACGTCATTGATTCTATAGTTCACGTATCGTGTATTTGTGATTAGCTTACCTCGGAATGTGCAAATCGACGGCGTGCTACATTGTAGAGAATCGCACCGAACATTGGCGTGTAAATACGGTTTGGTTCCGGGTATGATTTCGCTATAAAATTTGTAATTACTGAGAATGTTCTCTACGATATGCTTTTCTCCATGAGGATATGCCAATAGATTGATACTGCATTTCATAAGGTCGTAATTGTCCGGATTATGGTAATATGCAACAATCGATAATTCGTAATCTAGTTTAAAGTGATAAATGTCATTCTCCATAAACAAGAAATCGATGTTCTTATGTTCTCCACGCTTCTTGTCGGCGATGCGATAGAAGTTGTATGCGAGTTCATTATTGCCCCTATTTCGATAGTAATGTATGATTTCATATAGGTTCTCTATTCGGTTCGGGAATGCGTTGAATGCCTCCATCCAGTAATAGATTGCTCGCTCCATGTCGCCCAACTCTTTGTATAATCTGCCGATGGCAAAATAGCTATACCAAACCTCCTCTATCCAACCACCCAATTTCGCGCGCTTCTTATAGAACTCGATGGCACGCTCTTTTTGACCCGAATCCCTATAGCTATTTGCCAAATAAAATGTGTATCTGTCATTATCAGGTGTCTTCTCCAGCGCAGTCGTGAGTAATCGCACATCTCGCAAGAACTTATCCGCTTTGCATCCGCCATCCCCTACATCATTGATGAAGAGGGTCGACGGATGAAATAGACCATATGTAGTTCCTTTCGGGACATCCACGTATTCGTGTGTGACACCCCAATATTTGATTCCGCGACGATTTCGGACAATTCGCACATTTCTATATTGGAATTTATCGGACCCTTGCATGACATAGTGCGCGTCGTGTAATTGTAGTGACGTCTTCAGTGCTGCCAAACTGAATTCTTTACCATACTGGAGAACCATATCCGCATCCATCAACAAAATATAGTCGGATTCCATATCCACACACTGCTCCAGGGCAAATGTCCGATTGTATCCGAAATCTACGAAGGGTTCCTCGACGATTTTCCCTGGAATACCCTTACTTTCAAAATAAGATTTGATGATTTTGATAGTATCATCGGTGCTACCAGTATCACAAATGCAATAACTGGTGATGACAGGGAGAACAGAGTCGAATAATCGGGTTATGATTCTACTCTCGTTTTTTACAATCATATTTAGCAACATTCTATACTTGTGTATAATACGTGACGACGTTTATATTTATTTCCTGATATTATTATATATAATGTCGCTCACACGTTTCAATGATGATGCCGCTAGAATAAAAAAGAAACTACAGGAAATGACGGGAGTTAGCGACTACCAATTGAATGCGCCGGGACCCGGTCTAGATATGCCGTTTTTCGAGGACCCACAAATCCGCTTGCAAAAATGGGGGGCGAATTTAAGAAACAATACAACGAATTTGGAGAGCGACCTGATTGGAATTAATCGCAAGGCTACGAAGAAAACTGTGGAGTATGGAGCGATGACGCCGAGCACATCGACCAATCGTTATAGTTCGAGCGCGGCATTTGTCGATGAAACGAGGGCGTCAAATCCGGCCTGGACTCTGCGAGATTTAGAACACACGCGATGGACGCAAGTTGAAGCTCCGCATCTTCACCCAATTGCCACGGGTATTTCCGGGGCGGCCACACCGGTGGACATTCCATTTTTGAATAGGGAATCCACGAGGATTATGCAAAAAGGGAACCAATAAAGGGAACCAAGGTTCCCTTTGGAACCCTCCTTTATAGAAAGGGAACCAAGGATCCCTTTAGAACCCTCCTTTATAATCAAGGTGCCCTTTAGAACTCTCCTTTAGAACCATCCTTTATAAAAATATCGCCAAGATTAGAAAGGAGGGATTTAAAGGGAACCTTGGTTCCCTTTGTTCCCTTTATTATATTTAAATCTTCAATAGTTTATATAGAATAGTATGGAACTCGCAATACCTTTAATCGCAATGGGTGGATTATATATAGCAACAAATCAGAAATCGGGTTTTGCAACTATGTCCAAATTACCAAATGTCGATATTCAAGACGTCAATTATCCGAATCAGTCGCCGGTAGAATCTGAATCCACGTCAAGACTTTCCACCGTCAACCAATATGATGGGCGCCAAGCGTATACGGACAAGTATTTCAAGCCACCCGCCGAAACCACCAGCACGACGAAATACACTTCTGTCACCGGCGAACAGGTCGACGAGAATTATTTTAGACATAATAACATGGTCCCTTTTTTCGGTGGTAATATACGAACTAGAGCGGTCGATGCCAAGGCATCCGAGTCCGTATTGGATAACTATATTGGAACGGGTTCTCTGATAATGGCGAAACAGGAGCGCGCGCCTCTTTTCTCGCCGAGTGAGAACCAGCAGTGGGCGAATGGTGCGCCGAACTCCACCGATTTCATGCGTTCGCGTGTGAACCCCAGTATGCGCATGGCGAATGTGAAGCCATTCGAGGAGGAGCGTGTTGCCCCCGGTCTAGGTTTAGGATTTACGTCGGATGGTGGCGGTGGATTCAATTCGGGTATGATGAACCGCGATGCTTGGAGCGAAAAGACGGTTGACGAACTGCGTGTTGCTACCAATCCGAAATCGAGTGGGCACATGATTCTCGACTATGCTGGTCCGGCCAACAGTCACATCAAGCGAACTGCATTTGAGCACTCCCAACAGCAGGGAGTTCAAGAGAAGAACCGCGTCGATGGGTCTTTCGCGATGAATAGCGACCGCTATATGACGACTACGGGTATCGAGAAGGGACCAATGTTGAGGTCTGTGCCTGTCGAAAAGGATGTTTCGCGTCCGGAGACATCGGCGTCGTATGCGGGAGTTGCCGCGTATGGTAACTCGACGGTATATGTGGATGGCGAACACATGCCCACACACCGCATTCAGTTGGGCGCGGTTCCATTCACCGCTGCAGGGGCGAGTGGTAAGGGTAGCCCGACCGAATCGGACTATGGTATCAAGGCCAAGATGGCCTATCCCAACAACAGGTCGTCGAATTTCCAGGATAAGTATTTCGGCGCGGTTGGTGGTGCGTTCGGTGCTGCGGTTGCGCCCCTCCTTGATGCTCTTCGCCCATCGCGTAAGGAGAATACCATCGGTAGTCTGCGCCCTTACCAGAATGCCAAGTCTTCTGTTGCGGCGACGTATATGTTCGACCCGACACAGCTCGCTCCCAAGACTATTCGCGAGATGACGGAGAACTCGAAATTCCACATGAATATCAATGCCAACCAGCGTGGTGGTGGATATGCGACGTCGGACCACCAAATGGCGCAGACGGCGCGCGCAACCACTGGCGATTTCTATTATGCGGGCGGGTCGAGTGCGTCGGGTGCTAAGGAAATGCGTAGGTTCGATGGCGAGCACAACCAGAGGAACAACGACGTGAAATCGTCGACCATTAATGGGCGTATGGGTAATGGAAATACCAACGTATTTAGTGGAATTGTCAATATGGAGGCGAAACAGAAGGATATGTATTTAGTGAATAATCGGCAATTGGTACAGAAAGGCGCGGCGCAATCACCGTCGGCTGAGAATATTGGGCGCGTTAGTGGGGGAGTTCCGCTTTACCAGACAATTCAAATGGACCGAACGACTCCGGATTTCATGAGTGCGCTCCAGGGAAATCCGTATGCGATTCCGTATTCAGCGAAATAAAATTTTATGTATGCATATTGTATATATAAACTATGGCGAAGTCTCACAAAAGTAGAACCTGGGATAAGAAGAGGAATGGGCGGTCTAGGAGCATGAAGGGCGGCGCAGAGACGGAGGCTGAGACGGCTGCCAGAGTTGCCGCTGAAGAGGAGGCTAGGTTAGCTGAAGAGAAGGAGGCTGCCAGAGTTGCCGCTGAAGAGGAGGCTGCCAGAGTTGCCGCTGAAGAGAAGGAGGCTACCAGAGTTGCCGCTCAACAGAATTCTGTCAGTGCTATTGAAGAGAAGACTCGGCCAGCGATGGAGATGATGGGTACGGCGAATGAGATGTTGCCAACGAAAGATACAAATGAGGGTGGCAAGAAAAACAAGAAGAATAAAAGTAAAAAGGGCGGAAAATCCAAGAAGCGTAATAAAAATAAAAAGGGTGGAGATATTACTGACCTAAAGCAGCTAATATCTGACCTAACCGATTATAAAATAGACGATGCTTCAGATAAGGACAAAGCCGAAAGTATTAAAAAAAAAAATGCAGAAATTATTAAAAAATACACCTCGGTACATTATATGGGAAATGTTGATATTTATTTCTATACTGCTAAACAAGCTTTTAACCGAGGTAATAATATCGACGAGGTCGTAGGTATATTGTCTAATCAATTGTCACCATCATCATCGTCTGGAGGAAATTGGAATCGTAACAATAAAAGTAAAAAGGGCGGAAAGAAGAACAACTCCAAGAAGAGGCGTTAAAAATGGTTTACACCATTGAAGATTTAAAATGGGACACTGAAAGCATCCATTTGGAAACTTATCGGTCATAATCCTTAAGAAAAAATGTAACTTCGTTCCATTTTAATTCTTCAAGGATTTAAAGACACCATACTATATTTCGTATATTATGGCCTACCTATACAATAACGAGTATATTACCAAATACGACAAATACATGACCCTATGTATCGCTGTCAAAGACCCCGAACTCTTGCAGAAATACGAAGTGCTTGCCCAGGCGCACAATTCCCAGACCGAGAACGCCGGGTTCGATATTTCCACGCCTTTGCACACTCTATGTTTCGCAGAGCAAGTCAACAAAATCGACTTCGGCATCCAGTGCAAGGCGCAGATGGTAACGGACACCGGGAAGTTTTACGAGACTGGATTCTATATGTATCCTAGGTCGAGCCTATCGAAGACCAAGCTCCGTCTCGCGAATTCCGTGGGCATCATCGATTCGGGATATAGGGGAAATCTGATTGGCGCGTTCGACGCACAGACCGACTATGCGGTCCAAGCCAGCGACCGTCTCGTGCAAATCTGTGCGCCGGGTCTGGTTCCCATCGTGGTTTCCGTGGTGAAAGAGCTGGACGACCAGACACAGCGTGGTAGCGGCGGATTTGGGTCTACTGGTCGCTAATGCGACAGTTGGATTTTGTATGTATTCGAAAAAGAATATAGAGTTCTTTACAGAGGTATACTTAAAATATGAAAATCATCGACGACGAGTTTGAAAAGGACGAATACACGAAGTTTATATATACGAATAGCAGGTCTCTCCCGCCTGAGCTGTGCAAAGAAATCATAGAAAAGTTCGATGAATCCAAAAACAAATATGATGGAGTAACAATGAGTGGTGTGAATAAACAGATAAAGGACACGAAAGACTTATTAATGATGGGTTCTGAATGGGAAAGAATTAGAGTTACACTCCGCAATGAATTATATTATTGTTTGAAAAAACATCTAAACGCATTAAGCATAAAAGATGATTTCAAATCAAAAAATAATAATTCAACATTAGAAGATTTCAGAATAAAATTTGAAGACATAAGTATAGAAAGTTTCATGGTACAGAAATACAAAGTAAGAGAAGGTAGATACGTATACCATAATGATTCCATGATAGATTGGCCTAAAAACAAAAAACGGTTTATGACATATTTGTGGTATTTAAATGACGTCCAAGAGGGCGGAGAGACTACATTTAATGGAGAATATCAGATTAAGCCGACTGCTGGAAAGCTAATATTATTTCCTGCATGCTGGACATTTCCGCATTGTGGAAAAATGCCAATATCGGATAATAAATATATAATCACAGGATGGATATATACAATAACTCATTCTTAATAAAAATCATTTAAACATTTTTTGTTTCAATGATTATTAAATGGAATTACCAGCGCTGTATATCGCAAATAAACTACCTTCGCTTGATGGATTGGAGTGTAACACATTATACACAGTTGACATAAATAAATCAGATAGAACTGACCCAGAAAAATATATATTTGAGATGATATCAGTATTATTAAATAAGAGTATTGCGAAATGTAAGATTCAGTATAGACGCAGTTCTGATGGTAACACACCAATATTAACTAAAACTTTATATATTATAACTTATTTAAATCACTGTTCAAATAATGCATTTGTAACTACAGATATTGACAAAGAGACTCAGAAATACAAGTCATTCAGTAATAAATGTAAACTTTATACAAATTCAGTCAATACAAATAACGTGGTTTGTTATTTATCAGAACATTTTTATAAAATGATAGGCGGCGACAAGAGCGAATCATTTGATATTTATGTATCTTTTGAGGGCGATTGTGACATTCAATTACCGCTCGAATCTGTAAATAGCGTATATCGATTTACTAAAAAGGATAAGAAATCGATTGCATTGAATAAAAATTTGGAAATGGATTATGGATTTTTCAATGACTTGATATATGACGGAAAATTAAGTTTTGACCACAAAGAAATTGTGAAATCGAATGGAATATTTATGATAACGGAACATTCGCGGGATGATGAAGGTGGCAAAGAAGCATTAGAACAAATTAAACAATTTAATGCAGTCAATTCAAAATTAAATCGATTTACAAATATAAATACTATAAATGGCATTTTAACTCCAACAACATGCGACTGGATATCACAACGCATGAGAAACAACGAAATCACGTCAAGAATACAACTACTTCCGAGTAAGGCGAGTATGATATGCGATTATATTCAATTCATTATTGATAATCAGTTATTACCAGTATATTTTAAATTATATAATATATCAAATGATACATTTAGATTCGACGTTACGAATATTGTCCTATGCGACGTAATGCAAAATGACAATGATGCGACAAATTCCGATTTTTCGATTGATATTGCATTTTCTGAAATTAATGACAAAACCGGATACTGTCATAATTTTAATGATGGAATGTGTGTTAGTATGAATAAAGGTGATTGTATTATATATGCGTCTAAAATGCGAATGCCATCGCGTAATATAACTGGAATAATAACAATATTACGTATAGAATTTACACTAAATGTTAGAAATAACAAAATAGTTTCAGCTGTTTATTAAACAGATGAAGATTTCAAATGGTACGCTGAAAGCGTCCGTTTGGAAACTTATCGGTCATAATCCTTAAGAAAAAATGGAACGAAGTTCTATTTTAATTCTTCAAGGGTTTAATCATAATAAGGAAATACATGAATCATTCCGGATCCACCAGCGTTGCCGAAATTTGAATAGAGTGTTGGTCCTCTAAATCCATTTCCTCCAGAACCAGCATTTCCATATAAACTAGCCGCCACATAAAAAGAAGTTGGACTATTAACAATGAATGGAAAACCAGAATCTGTCCCTCCCGCTCCTCCTAGTGAATTTGGAGCTAAACTACCATCTTCTCCTGCAGTTCCGACTCCACCATTTACTAGTGTCTCGATAGCAGGAGTTGTTATTGCTGGAGAACAAGTTCCTCCAGAACCAGATAACCCCGCGGAGCCTTTGGTTATCGGTGGTGTAAACCCTAACCCGCCACCTCCGCCTGCTAATCCACCGTTACACTGATGGGTGATTCCATTATAAGTAAATTTCGTCAGTCCGCCCGGAGTTCCTATATTTCCCGCGGTATTCGTAGCGCCATTTGCTGGATTCCTACCACCGGTTCCACCAGCTCCTCCTCCGCCGACAGCATAAGTATAGGTGTTCTGTCCAGCTACTACTGGAATCATCTTACCCATCATTCCGCCACCTCCTCCACCACCTCCTCCGCCGCCCCAACAGGAAGATGTGTTGGTTCCGCCTCCTCCACCTCCTCCGCCTCCCCCACCAGACTTTAATATTATGTACATACGATTTACGCCTGGAGTTAGAGTTACTACTGTATCTGAAACCGGGCCACTGCTGAAGGTAGAATCATTACCATCAGGACAAATTGTGGTTGGAAATATAGATGTGTTTAAATTATTATACCCTGAATTAACGAATCGTAATGTTGGTTGTGTAGGAGCGGCGCTATGAAAATTAGTTAAATAACTGAATGTCATATCATAACTTGGATGCGAATACACAGTAGAACTACCACTTATACCATATATAAAAAGAAAAGCAGGGTTAATAAATTGGGAACCCCGTGTTATTGTCGCTATTGATTGGTTTTCCCAATAATAATTTGCCATATATTTATATATATGTATATGGCATAATTTTTTTATAAAAACAAAAACGCATTTTACCTTTTTATTCCCAACATAATACGTTTATCATATTTGAAATCAGCATATTTGCCATTCGCATCGACATAATGTAAAAATACTTGTATATGTTTATTATATTTACACTCGTCTCTCCAATGAACCAACTCGTCGCCCTTATAAATTGCCATATCGCCCTCCCTCAATATTACCGAAACGTCTTGTTTTCGTATATCTTCGAATTGGATTGGCCAAGGATTTTCGGCGTCGCACTGAATACAAACTGTCGCTGAATATTCACAACTCGGTCTGTCTGTATGCTTTGCAAGCGTGGAATTTTCATAGTAAATTCGCATATACGAATACGTAGGTAACAACTGTTTTCCGGTATGTTTTTCTAAAATTGGCTGGAGTAGTAACATCATCGATTCGGTGAATAACGCGCCATAATATGAAAAACTATTCGGGACCTGTTTGTCACTAAAGTTGAAAAATTTGGGAAGAGTATGATTATTATGGCATATTACATCTTCCAACATTTGCGATTGGAATTGTATCATTTTCACGGTCTCTTCACTTATTGCATTTTTTATAACCACGTATTTATTTTCCTCGAATGACATATATTCAATTGGCCATATATAAAATCATTAATTTGTCGGCATACTCTATATAACTATGGAAAAGGTGCCCGTTCGGTATCTTCCGTTCCGATTAACCAAAAAGGACCGTGCATCCCAACTTAAGATGTTGAATAAATCCAGGAAATTATACAAGACCGGTAAATATTATACCCGTGCGAAAGTTCCGTCCTATCATAGCAAGGAATCGAAGCACATCAAGCGCGCTCGCAGAATATACAATGTTGACGCTATTGTTCCTGGCCCTGAGTTAGCGCGCGCCACTGGATGCTCGGTGGAAGCGCTAGAGAAAATCGTTGCGAAGGGTGAGGGCGCATACTTCTCTTCCGGTTCTCGTCCCAACCAGTCTGCCCAGTCCTGGGGATATGCTCGTTTGGCTAGTTCAATTACATCTGGTAAAGCCGCTGCGGTCGATTATAATATACTTGAGGAGGGATGTAAGAATGGTAAGGCGCTCGTTTTAGCAAAGAAATCACGAAAAAAATACAAATATGGACAATCCCATACGAAGCGTGTGAAAATATTATAATCGCGTTCTTAATGCGTGGTAGACGCCATGTAAGCGAAGAACGAAGCGTGTGTTTAAGCGCAGCTGCTCCTATGCTATGGGCAAGGTCCACAAGTTTTGCAGGACTCGCAAAAATCAGCGCAAATAGAATATTGTAAAACGTAATAAATAAGCCTTTACAATATTTAGTAATCAAATGAGTCTTGTCCAATGGTGCGAGCGCGAATTCCATTCATACGAACCATACAATAGTATTAGCAATCTCGCGTTTATTATCGTATATTTTGCCTCACCAAAGCGGAATCTACTAATCGCCGCCATCGGTTGTGGTAGTTTCTATTTCCATATTACGGGGTCCTATTTGGGCGAAATACTCGACGAGCTACCGATGTCCTTATTAGCGTATCAGTATTACACAGTTATAGCCCGATCGCATAATCGCACCTATTTAGCAGTTTTGTCGATGGCATGGATTCTATATATTCGCTACAAACTTTATGCTATTTTTACGACGTTCTTTGCATGCCAAATCCTATTACCACTCGGGATGGTAATCGTGCAACCGAAAAAAATAGGGATGCGAAAAACGTATCTGGTGATAAGTGCGACCTATCTGGCAACGGCATTTTCGTGTTGGGGGTATGAACGATATTTACATGCGACTGGACAATGTCCATCGGACCCAGGCGATTTTACATATTATTTGCATAGTTATTGGCATGTTGGAGCAGCATTGGCACACTATTACTTTATGGTGGCGTAGAGTTGTGTTACACCGAGAATGAGAAGGGCAATAGTAGAAATGGCACACATAATTAGGTTAGAAGATTCATTTTTATTTTTATTTTCATTTTTGTAGTATGTTTCTACATCGGGATGAATGACATCAATGGCAACTTCGTGTTTCCTTTGCATGGTTTTGTTTTGCAGTTTTTAATATGTTATTATATAAATTCAGATAAAATCAATTTTCCTAATATGTCTATGCTGATCAACCATAAAAACAAGATACAACCTATTGTATCATTTATAATATGTATTGTTGGCGCTTGCCTGGTCTCGTCGGGTGGTATATGGAATTCGAATAATCCGACGAATTCATGGAGTTCTGTATGCTATGCACTACCGAATGCGCCCTTGTCGATTAAGGGACCCTTACTAACATTATCGATTGTGAGTTTCGGACTATGGGCGCATTCTACTCCTATAGTGAATTTCGTCGACGTCACATGCATTTTTTGGGTAATCATCATCGTGTCATTATCGATACTACCCAAGGCGCCACATAAGTGGTATATGATTTATTTTGTGGATGGGGTGTTTATTGTCTATATTGTGAGTGCAATTGCATTGGATTATAGTTACGAATTATTACATTATTATCATCTGAATCTGGTACCGATTACAGGGACGATTATGATACTGAATATGTTCACACTAGGCACGTATTATGCGAGGCATAAGATGTTCGTTTTAGGAGTGGTTCTCCTGTTTGTCGGATTTATGTGCAAAACACTTACTATCTATTTCGGACACTATTGGGGAACGAGTATTTTCCATACACTTACTGCGGCGGGAATAGCAGTTTTGTTACCGATTGTGGAAGAGGGGGAACCCAAGGTTCCCCCTTACCCCCTCCTTGCCGATGGTGTGGGTAACCCAATGTTTCCAATTATTGGAGGATTTGTGTAATATTTATTGGCGGTGCATATAAAAAGAGTTTATAATCTTACCTACGCCTGACGTTACCCCCTCCTCAGTTATATAGAGATGCATTAGAAACTTTTATATCACCATTACTATATAATGGATATTGAAAAATACAAAGCAACTCGTTCCTCTGAAATAAGGGCAAAATACGTCGATATAATTACGAATTTAATTAATAAATATAACAGACTAATTACTAATGTAATAAATTCGCGTTACACATTGAACAAACAAGCCGAAATTACACGTATAAAGGCATTATATGCAGTTGAACATCAACGTATAATGAAACAAATCAACGATGAAATTGCAAAGATTATTATCCCTACAACAATTACTATCCCTGCAACAATTAGCGCATCGAAAAAAGCTCTTCTCATTGGAATAAATTATACTGGAACAATAAATGAATTACGTGGTTGTATAAATGACATCGATAACCTATCAAATATATTAACTGGATTTCAATCAATTGTTAAATTAACGGATACAACTGATATGAAACCTACCAGAAACAATATATTAAGCGAATTAAGAAAATTACTTGAAAACGCTATAGCAGGCGATATGTTAGTACTATCATTTAGTGGGCATGGTTCTCAAACCGTAGACCGAAATGGTGATGAGATTGACGGCAAAGATGAGTGTATTTGCACATTAGATAATAATATCATAAAGGATGATGAAATTAATTCGTATATTAAAACGTATTTGAAACCCAATGTAACTTTATTTGCAGTATTTGATAGTTGCCATAGTGGCACTATGATGGATTTGAAGTATAATTATATGGATTATATTGAAACCCCTAAAAGTGTTGATACTGTCGGAAATGTGATAATGATTAGTGGATGCAGAGATGACCAGACTAGCGCGGACGCAATTATTAATAGTAAGTTTCAAGGTGCGATGACATGGTCGTTGTTGAATAACATAAAGCCGAACATAACTTGGCGTCAATTGATTGTTAATATGAAAAATAGTTTAGCACAATCCGAGTTTACACAAATTCCGAAATTGTCGTCTGGCAGATTAATTGATTTGGATTCGAAATTCATATTAGGATAGGGGGAACCCAATGTTTCCAAGGGGGGGACCCAATGTCCCCCTTACCCCCTCCTCCTCTTTATAAAAAATATGGTGTTAGAATCCTTGAAGATGATGCGTTTATATTGCCTTCCGCCCAATATTACCTGAAGCGGGGGTCTTAGGGGGCGGCAGCCCCCAATGGGGGTCTTAGGGGGCGGCAGCCCCCAAGGGGGTCTTAGGGGGCGGCAGCCCCCAATGGGGGTCTTAGGGGGCGGCAGCCCCCAAGGGGGTCTTAGGGGGCGGCAGCCCCTAATGCGGCAGCCCCCCAAACCTGAACAGCTTCGACATATTAATCGCCTCCAAATTATGTATGACCGGCATAAACAACCTCATCATAATCTCATCATCACGGAATCGAATCGTATACTCCTGTTGCACCTTATTACGCCCAATACGTCCCATCGCCTGAATAATCTTCTGCTGTGTCATATGTGTCAAATCTTTCCCAATAAATCCATGGCAGAACGAATAGTTCGTTCCATAAATATAATCCGACGACGCGATAATCAAGAACAGTCGCTGCTCATACGCGAGCCGCTTCATAATCTCCATATACTGTGTGTTCGGGTTCGTTGCAAACATACCGATTCCCAACAACAACAGGATTTTCATCGAGTTGTCCACGTCGAGCTCCATGATTTCTTTGACAGTCGATTCCTCGATGCGTGGCACGAACGCATTATCGACCGGCGTGCTTGTCCACACCTTCTGGTGTTCTTTCGAATTTGGGATATATTTCGCTTCCAAATTCGCACTCTGAATCTGCTGCCTGAGTTTATCCAAGGCGCCGACTATCTTACTAATCTCGGGGTCGAACTTCTCGCGCCGCGCATTCTTCTTATCCGTGTCCTTTTCTTCCGTCGTATCCTTACTCGTCCCCAGCTTGTCATCCAGTATCTGTTGCTGTTTCGTGATTTTCTCCTGCAAATCGTTGTTCACATCGAGCCTATTCATGATATTGTCAAACACGGACGCAGGAATACTCGAGTTCTGGATATAGAACTTCCCGATTTTCTCCACATCGTCCGCCAAGAATATCGTGGGTCCATCGGTGAGTGTGCACGCATCACTCGTGGTCAGTTTGATTCCCCCCGCCTTCTCGAACTTCGGCTCTTGGGTCTTCGTCAGCTCGGCATGCGCGTCTGCCCAACGGTCTGCATCTAGATGCTTCAGTGACTCCAAATAATACAGTTTCAATGTATTCATCGTAATGTCGGAAATACTCGTGAAATATGCATCGATATTATAATCGGCGTCCAGCATACCCTGTTTATTCACATATTTAATATACCGTATAATCTCCGATAGGTCAAAATATCGCAACAGTGTCCGATTCGTCTCACAGTGACGGACACACTTCAACAACTCCCTATAATCCCCATACAACAAGTGTGGTAATACACACATTCCGTCCTTGTTCAGAACGGCAATCGTCTTCTTAAAATCATAACTATTAATCGTATGGATGTCCGCGCAATCGAATTTCATACGGAAATCACAGATGGTATCCATAATATCCGTTTCCTGGGGTAACGTCGCACACGACAAGACCATCTTCGAAATCTTGTTCTCATTCCAGTTCTGGTGAATCTTCGCGTGGAGCTCGTGCTCTTCATAATCCATAGTAATCGTCGGTTCATCCCAATAGGTCACGATGTTTTCCTCCTCGTTGAATGCCAACATATAATGCATCGCGGTCAAGTAGGATTGGACGTCGCAAATCATAATCTCGACTTTGGTGCCGATGCTGTTATCCACCTTCCAAATGCCGCCCGTCCTCGTATTCTTCGTGTGATTCGCCGATGCGAAGAAGTGGAGGCGGATATCGGACGCGGTCTCACAGCCGAATGCAAACGCAATCTTCTTGTTCATACTGATGGCCGACTTCGCCAACGCCAGACCAACATGGCGCGACACACAGATGAAGATGACGCGGAAATTCTCGGAAAGACCGATGGGCGACAGGGTCTTCCCCGTTCCAGTGGGCGCAATATAAAGGACCAGCTTCGGAGTAGTAGGCTTCTGCTTGAAAATGGTGAACAGCTGCTTCTGATGTTGGAAGAGAGTCGCATCCTCGTATTTCAGGAGCGTGGGGTTCTTCTCAATGAACTCGTATGCGCGATGAATCACACTGGCAATCGACGTCATGTCATTTGCCAGCTTGATGACCTGGTCGGCGAACTCTGTGACATACTTATTGACATTCGGAATCGTGCATTTCTTCAGCTGAATCGCCGTGTAGAGTGCCAGAGCGTATTTGGATGTCTTATTTACAATAGACTTCAGGATGGACCTCGCCAAATCCAGGACGACATACTCGAAGATGATTTCGCGTTTGGACTCGATGGTGGCGTCCATGTTCTGGAGGCGAATGACATCGACCTTCTTCGGTTGTTTTATCTGAACTAGCGACGGGACGTATGTTACGAGTCCGTCGCCGTATTTTTTAATTGTGGATTTGACATCCTTCTCGAAATATTGTGTGTATAAATAGGCCTCGTTCTCCGGGCTTACTTCGATTTTCACGAGCTGAAACATCGATTGGTTGACATTGGACTTGATATTCACATCGCTGAATCCGTCCTTGATTAGTTGGAGAACACGCATTTCGTCGCCCGACACAGGGACTTCGGTATTGTTCCATTCGGTTTTGGTGAGTTTGGTTTGTTTAAGGTCCATTATAGATGTATTTGATTTATAATGGAATCGGTATGGTGCATTTCAATTTTTCATTTTTCAGAGTATTTGTAGAATACTCGTCATTCAATGCGTAAATTATGCACATTTTTAGTTGAAATATATAATAAAATGCCCGTTGGAAAATACACATATGGTGCCGAAAATTCACAGGTGGTTCATAGTGGTAGTAGTGCCACGACATCTGTTGGAAAGTTCTGTTCTCTAGGTGGCGATTTAGTCATATATTTGGGCGGCGACCATCGCACCGATTGGGTTACTACATATCCATTTGGAACTATACATCAATCGGTATTTAATAAATTTGACGGGACTGGTCATCCGGCGACAAAAGGCAATGTGGTTATCGGCAACGATGTATGGATAGGAAACCATGTTCGAATTATGTCGGGTGTTACGATTGGTGATGGCGCGGTTATAGCGGCTGGTAGTCATGTAGTTAAGAATGTCGAACCATACTCATTAGTTGGCGGAAACCCTGCGAAATTAATTCGGTATCGGTTTACACGAGAACAAATCGACAAATTACTGCAGATTCGATGGTGGGACTGGGATGATGCGAAGATTAACGATTTCACGCCACTTCTGTGTAATACGAACATCGACCATTTTATAGAGGCCGCTTATTTATCGTAACCTCACCCTCCTTTAGACCTCTTTTTCATAGTTTTGCTCTGCTTCTGCTTCTGTTGCTTTCCACCGAATGTGCGCTTCGCGGTTCGGAGAACCTTCGCTAATAACTTTGAGAACATTGTTTTTATACAATATGATGATATAAAAATAATGGATGTATGATAAATAGACGAATGTTTTTATTTCAATCGCCGCCTAAACGATTAGTCGGTTTTGAAGACATTAAAATTGCAATACGGAATAGTGGACGATATCTTTTGATAAATACGCTACCGAGTGGAGAGCAAGATATTCTGATTCATGGAACGATTCCGATGGACCGCGAAGAGACCGTGATTAATGCACAGTTGAACGATTATAATACGCCGGACTTGCCGGTCATCATATATGGCCGGAATTCGTGTGATGCGTCGGTGGACCAGAAACAAACGCAGTTGCGTGCGCTGGGTGTGGTCGATGTGTATATTTATGCGGGCGGGTTGTTCGAGTGGCTTCTGTTGCAGGATTTGTATGGTGTGGGTGAATTCCCTACGACCAACAAGGGTCTTGTGGATTTATTGAAGTATCGGGCGAAGAGTAGTTTTAGGGACTAGTGTTTACTAGTTTTGGCATAGCGTTAACGTTATTAACCGCTTTTTTTAACGCCTGTTCCGCAGTGCTGCTTGCTAAAGTCCGTAAATCATTCGCACTATCATCTTCCTCTTGCTCTTGTTTTTGCTCTTGCCCTTGCTCTTGCCCTTGCTCTTCATCTGCGGGGGTATACGCCTTCTGCATGCCCACATCATCCTTATCAGTATCCTGCTGCTGCTGCTGCTGCTGCTGCTGCTGCTGCTGCTGCTGCTGCTGCGCCGCCCTCTCCTTCTCCTCCTCATTCTTCGCTGCCAACGCCGCCGCCGCTGCCGCCGCCGTCCTTTCCTTCTCCACCTTCTCCGCCGCTGCTGCCGCCACCGCTGGTAACGCTGCCTCATTCTTCAACCTCTCCTTTTCCTTCTCCGCCGCCACCACCGCATCCT